TCGCGTCCACAGTGAAGCGCGGCATGATGACGGCGTTCGCCGTGAACGAGCCTGCCTGTGTGCGGCGCAGGATCGCATCGAGGGTGAAGACCGGCATGATGACGGCGTTCGCCGTGAAGCTGCCGATCTGCGTGCGGAAGATGACGGCGTCGGCAGCCAGCGTCGCCAGCTGGACTCGACGCAGGACTGCGTCAGCAGTCAGGCTGCCTGTCCGCCCGACTCGAATGACGGCGTTGGCGGTGAAAGACCCGGCCTGAGTCTTGGACAACACCGCGTCGGCGGTGAGGCTGGCGGTCTGCGTGCGCTTGATGACGGCATCGAGGGTCGCTGACCCAGAGATCGTCCTGACGATGGCAGCGTCAAGCGTGAGAGACCCGGTCCGTCCGACCCTCAGGATCGCATCCGCAGTGAGCGAGACCGACCATGTCTTCCGAAGGACGGCGTCGGCCGTGAATGAACTGACGCTGTAGAGGCCGGTCGACGTCCAGAGGTGGATGTTGTCGAGAGCCGCCTCGTAGTCGTAGTTGGCGTTGACGTTGAGGCGACCGTCCTCAGTCGCGTTCGAGGTATTGCCGGACGCCTGCCAGTCAGGCTCCGTGTCCCCGACCTTCCAGACCTTCAGATAGACCTTGCCGCCGGTCGCTGATCCGAGGTTCGCCTTGACCCGATACCACGAGTCGTGGTCGGGCGTGAACTCGTAGAAGATGCCAATGGTCTCGGCCGCCCAGATACCATCACCGGCCTCGTTACCGTAGATGCCGATGTGGTCGTGACGGGTGTTCCAGACGTAGTCCGGCAACGCGTAGTTCTCGTCATCGTTGCCGACCCAGAAGTCGAACTGGACGACGCCGTTATCGATGTTGACGGGCGGCTGGAACGTGGAGAAGACGTGGCCGCCGCCGTAGAAGGCGCCCTCGTGGAAGCGCGCCTCCGTCCCGTTGACGTACGAGATCTCGGGGTTGCCCGTATCGAAGGCGAAGTACGACTTGCCACCGACGCTGCCGAGCCCGGTGACGACCGTACGGCTGAAGTCATCACTGAAGACTTCGACCGCGATCTGCGCGTCCATCGTGAACGTGCTGGTCTGGGCCTTCTTGAGGACAGCGTCCGCCGTGAGCGACCCAGTGATGTTCTTACGCAGGATGGCGTCGGCGGTGAAGCTCCCGGTCCGGAGGACCGACAGCATCGCGTCAAGGGTGAGTGAGCCCGGCTGCGTCGCACGCAGGACCGCATCGACACTGAACAGCCGCTCCGTCCGTACCGTGCCGTTGCTGCGGATGATGAAGTTGTCGAGTTCGAGGTTGATGGAGGCGTAGGTCGAGCCATTCCACTGTCGGGGCAACTGAACAAGGAACGACCCCGGCAGATCGCTGACCGAACCCGTCGCCGCCTGCGTCGTGAGCCGCTCCCAGTTCTGGGGCTCCGGGTCAACGACCCTGTAGACCTTGAAACCGATGGTGACGCCGGACGCGTACGATGCGTACATCCGCACGCGGTACCACGTATCGGCGACCATGTTGAGGACGTACGGGTTGCCTGCTGACTCGTAGAAGTCGACGCCAAGCTGGGGGGTCGGAGCGTCGTCATAGACGTAGGCTTGCAGCGCCTCAGAATGGTCACCCGTGGTCCGGGTGAAGGTGACGATGAACCACGGATTACCTGTCTGGAGATCAACGAGGCTCGGCGGCGTCTTGAAGTCGAGCTGGATTTCGGTCTTGCCCGAGACGCCATACGGGTAGCCGTAGAACTCGTATCGAGCGACGCCAAAGGCGGACACGTCGGGCGAAAAGATGGCAGTGCTACCATCCAGCTCCACCACGACCTCGTCGTTATCAAAGCCGGTCCGGTAGTACAGGCCGCTCGGCGAGGAGAACGTCGCCGGATGCAGCTCAGGACCGAACGTCCGGTCGAACGGGTCGTTCCAGAACGTCGGGAAGATGGTGTAGGCGTCGAGGGTGAGGCTGCCGGGGATCGTCTTCTTGAGGACGGCGTCCGCGGTAAGGCTGCCGCTGGTCGCCTTCCGGAGAACGGCATTGGCAGTGAGGGAGGCCGAGGTCGCAGCCTTGATGACCGCGTCCATCGTGAACGAGGCCGTCTGGGTCTTCTTGAGGACAGCGTCGGCGGTCAAAGTCGCGGACTGGGTCTTCTTCAGGACAGCGTTCGCGGTGAACGAGCCGTTGACGGCTGGGATCCCAACGATGACGGCGTCGAGGGTCAGCGCGTTGGTGACGGCTGCGATGAACTGGAGTTCGTAGATGTTCCAGTTGTTGCCGTCATCGCCACCCGGCAAGATCGTCCATGTCGTGGCGCTGGTGGGGACATCTAGCGTCAGGATCCCACTGTCACCGCCGACGATGTCCTCGAAGAACCCGACGTCGACCTCGTCGGCAAAGACGTTGAAGGCGGTGGCGTACCCAGTGACGCCTTGGTAGATCCGCAGCTTGGTGATCGTCTGCGGGCTTGCGAGTTCGATCGATACGTCAGAGAAACTCGCGACGTTATTCGACAGGTAGCTGGTGCTGATACTGTCGCCATCATTGATGGCGTCGATGTTCGTGCCTAGCGAGCCTGATGCGACGCCGCCATGCGCCTGATCAGAGACGACCGTGTCGGTCGTCCCAGCGGTCGGGGTGATCGTCTTCTTGAGGACGGCGTTGAGGGTGAAGCTGCCTGTGCGCTCACGCTTGATGACGGCGTCAGCTGTGAAGCTGGCGGTGAGTATGTCAATCGAGAAGAACAGATCGTCAGTGCTGAGGAAAATCCACGCATCCGGAGCGGATGCGATCGTCCGGTATCGGAGGCCCGCCGTGTCCGAGTTTCCCCCGTAGGTCTCGTACCGGGTATCCACGGGCGTCCCGTCGCGGCGCCAGACAAGCCAGTACGTCGTGGACGCGACCAGCCGATAGGAGGCTGTCGCAATCCTGACAGAGGTCTCGGCCGTCGTTCCTAGCGATGTGCCAGCGACCGTCTCAAGGGTCGCCAGAACGGCCCCGGGAACCCCTGCCGAGTCTGCGCGTAGATCAAGAATGAAGTTGTCAGCGGGCGCGACGATCTGCTTTGCCGCGTATATGACTCGAAGAATGTCCCCGGTCACCGGGGCGGTGAACGACTGAGCTAGCTTGCTTGTCGCACCGCCGGTTGCATTCCCGAAACCAAACGAGGTAGATGTATTCATCGGCGATGAGCCGATGCCCGAAGTGGCTTGGGTCTTCTTGATGACGGCGTTGAGGGTGAAGCTCTCGGCGATCGTCTTCTTCAGGACGGCGTCAGCTGTGAAGCTGGCCGAGATAGCCTTGAAGAGGACGGCGTTCGCGGTGAACGAGCCGTTGACGGTCGTGACCGGGATGACCCGGAGGCGTGTCATCCACGCGCCGTGCTGCTCCGAAGCTGCCGACGTGCCGGTGACGACCGCGGCCGCTGAGGATGTTCCCGACGTGGCGGTCCGGTAGCCGCCGTCAGCGGCGATGTCGTTGCCGGTACCGGACGAGAGAGCGGTTGCCGGATACTCGGTGACCGTGTCGTAGGTGACGCTTGTCTGGGTGATGGTCGGGACGGTCAGCGCACCCGAGTCGTCACACTGGCCTCGGAAGAAATCGACCAGATCACCCGACGTGACCGAGACATGGGTCGCGATGGTCGATGTCTGCGACGTTCGAGCGGTCGCATCACCACCACCATTACCGACCGGGGTGACCCACGCCTCGTTGGAAGCCTTCTGGTAGGTGACGGCGACGGCGGCGCCCGGGTCAGCGGTCGTACCCCATGTGACGACAGGGTTGGTCTCAGACGCGGACTGGGCGATCTTGTAGAACGCCTTGAAGCCCATCGAGCCGACGCCAACGCCGTTAGCTGTGGATCCATTGGCAACGCCTGTCGCGACTGCCGTCCATCCCGCCGTATTGATGACAGTGTCGTTCGGGTTGGTGAACGGCTTCCGGATCGTCCGGACGATGAGCATGTCGCCTGCGACATGGGTCGGCAGGGTGACCGTCTGGGTGGTGGCGTTGACAGCCGCCCACGCTCCGACGGCTCGCGGCGTGATCGCCATGTCAGATCACCGGGCACAGCAAAACGCCTTGGCCATTGAGCCAAGGCGTCGTGCGCGCTGTCGTGATGTGCGGCATGGGATTGCCTTTCTCGCCCGCATGGGATTGCGGGCCGCTGTCTGTCTACAAGAGCCCCTGCTTCAGCAGGTCGATCGAGATCGGCTCCACATCGTCCCCGAGGGTGATGCAGCCGTTGGCCATGACCCAGATGCGGTCGACGTGGCCGTCGTTCCGCTTCTTGCCGATGCCGTAGTTGGTGGTCTCAGCGTTCGTGGTCCCGGCGAAGCCGACGTGCCGGGCGACGTAGTAGGGCTGCTCGCCCGGCCAGACGAGCATGGTCGCGACGATCGCGTTGTCGACCTTGCGGACCAGATACCACTGGCCGGGGTCGCGCATGTACCGAGCGTACGTCGTGGCCCAGCCCGGCTCGTCCAGATCGATCTGGGCGACCGGGATCTCCTCACCTTCCCCCTCTGACCGGAGGATGACCATCAGGTAGTACGGGTTCGACCCGAGATACCCGCCGTACGTCGCTCGAAGGGCCTCCTCCGAGATGTTGGGGTTGATGACCTCGTCTACCATCCGAGCTTCTCCCGGGCCGCCGCCGTGGTCAGCGTCGGCAGGCCCATCGAGTCGTTCAGCTCCTTGCGCCGGTTCCATGTGTCCTCGTCACGTTCAGCGAGCTGCTGGAGGAAGTCCTTGTACTCGGTCACCCGCTCGGTCACGTGGCCGATCTTGATCGAGGTGTCGACCCAGATGCGGGCGCCCGCGGCCTTGGCGTCTTGGCAGAACCGGAGGTCCTCGCCCATCGTCCCTTCCCAGCGGAAGAAGTTCGGCGGCGGGCCTCCGTCGCGAACCCGGTACTCGTGCGGCGGCATCTCGCCGCCCGCGATCATCTCGAACACCCGCTTATGGATAAGGACGAAGGCCATGCCCGTGGCGTCGACCTCCACGACCTCCTCCTCGGCCCACTCTTCGAGGAAGTTGTAGCCGCCACCGTCCGACCGCTCGCGCATGAACATCGTCGGCGCATACGGCTCCGAGCGGCGATGGCAGAGACCTCCGACCATGTCGAGATCGAACTCGTCACGCCGAGCGACCAGACGTCCGACGGCGTCGGGATCCCAGACCATGTCGTCATCGATGAACAGCAGCCAGTCGCCCTTCATCCGCTGGACGCACTCATTGCGCTGGCTGGTCAGGATCGAGCCTTGGACGATGACGTTGTCGACGGTCGCCCCCGGCGGGACCCAGCGGAAGTCGGTCATGATCAGGGACGTGACCGTCTTGGCGTTCATGTGGTCCCGGGTCGGGATCGCGACGGTCCCGACCGGCTCACCTGCGCGTGAGGTCGTGTAGACCTCCATGTCGGGCTGCGGCGCCCTCTCCAGACGAACGACCTCAGGCACGTGTGGCCTCGGTCACTTCCAAGACCAGCTGCCCCTGCTCTTCGGGGATCGCCCTGAGGGCGTCGATCGTCCAGCCGATGCCCTGACTCAGGGGGACCTCAAGCCTGTGGTAGCGATGCATTCGGGCCGGGTCGCCGCGGCGATGCATGACCCCGATCGGCATGTCATCGACGCGCTCGATCAGCGGCTCGTACCCGACAGCCTTCGCGGCGATGAGGGCGACCTCGGTGAATGGAGTGCCGAAGCCGCTGGCGATGTTCATCACCTCGTAGCCATAGACCCCGGCGTTGATCCGGGCCATGGTCGCGTCCACGATGTCGGTGACGTAGACGAAGTCCCGGGTCTGCGTGCCACCCCAGACACGGATCGGGTTCTCTCGCCGGATGGCTCGCGACAGGATGGCGGGGACCGGGTAGTCGAGCGACTGGCCGGGACCATAGCCGCTGAACGGTCGGATCGCCAGCGTGTTGAGGCCGTACTTGTCGGCGGCCTTCAGCGCCATGAACTCACCGGCCAACTTGGTGAAGCCGTACAGCTCGTCGGGCGCCGACCAGTTCGGACTGTCCGGGCTGATGAAACCCTCGTTGAGCAGGAACGGGTTGTGGGCCGTCTGGAGGCTGACCGGGTAGATCGCCGAGCTGGACGGATAGATCGCGAGCTTCGCGTGCTTGACCGCCCAGCGGAAGAACACCGAGTCGAGCCGGAACGCGTCGGCGTTGTACATCGGGTCGGTCTCGATCTTGATCCGGCCGCCGACCGGCGCGGCGAAGTGGAACGCGAGGTCCACGTCTTGGTCGAAGTCAGCCAGCCACTCCTCCATGTCCTGCTGGTCGACCGGGATCCCCGTCGGGTGGGGCTTGATGTCTACGGTCCAGACCTCAGCCATACCCTCCTGAATGAAGTGGTTCAGGAACCACGAACCGAGGAAGCCCGAGGCTCCCGTGATGAGTACCTTCATCGATCCCTCCTGCCGAGTTTGGGGGCCACGCAGTCACCGCCGGGGGGATGACGGTGGAGGGATCCGCGTGGCCCTCACCAAACTCGAACAGATGTTAGCGCAATCAGGAGACGGTGATCGCCTGATCCTTCAGGACCGCGTCGTTGCTGGCGCGGGCCAGTCGCATCGTCCACGAGCCTGCCTCGGGGAAGATGTAGTTGTTGAACTCGTGCGTGCCGTCCTGCGCGACCGCGAAGACGTAGCTCCGGCCCTTCTCGACACCCGCGAGGCGGAAGGCGAGATAGGCGCGCAGCTCGGCCTGCACGGGGTAATCGTCGGTGTCGCTTGCGCCATCGTTCATGGAAACGCCCGCGACATCGACTCGGATCGCGTCGATCTTGGCCCGCGGGGCGGCGACCGACGGGGTCAGGGTGACTGCCATTGCCTGCTACTCCTTCTTCCAGCTCTGGTTCCTGAGACGGTCTGGCTCCAGACGCCAGTCGCCGACATGACCGCCCCGGTTGAATGGCGTCGAGAACGTCTCGCCACCGAGCTTGGGGCCGCCCCACTTCCGGGCATAGTAGGCGTCGTTGGCCTGATGGGTCGGGCCGTTCTGTCGACGCAATGATGGATCAGCCATGATCGTCGCCGATCCGACGTGTGTCCCCGTGAACGTGGGGTTGGTCCGCTCCGACCCGGCGAGCAGCGCCCGGCGGTGCCAGTCGAGATCCTCGTCGTACGCGGGATGGAAGTTCTCATCGAAGTACCCGACGTCCATCAGGGTGTAGTAGGTGATCGCGAAGAGGGCCATCCCGAGCAGGAAGTAGTGCCCGTTGCGATACCGGTCGACGCAGCCGTCAAGCTGCTCAAGGTCGCCGGGACCGAACGTCACGTCGTCATTGCTGATGAGCCACCACGGCTCAGCGGGCGCGATCTTGAGTCCGAGGTTCCATGCCCCTGACACGCCGAGGTTCTTGCCCGGAGTGACGATGTCGACCCTGCCGACCTTCGAGCCCTTCCTGTCGAGAAGCGGGCCGTAGCCTCCGTTGTCGATGATGATGAGGCGATCCACCGGGTAGTCGATCGACCTGTACAGCTCCGCGATCCGATCCTGCTGGTTCAGGGTCGGGATGATAAGGACGGGGATGCTCATCGCAGTGACCACAGGCCAAGCGTTGCCTCGTGCCATTCATTGTCCGTGCGCCCGTCTGTGATCTCCCGGAGCGGCTCTCCGAAGTTGAACGGGGCGACTCGCATATCTGGCCAGAACCCGGCTCCGTCCTTGATGTCGATGTTCCCGCCCTGCCGGTAGGACGTGACAAGAAACCACGTCGCCCCTGTGGCCCTTACTCGCTCGACCAGCCCCAGCGCCGAGGCGTATGACAAGTGCTGGATGACGCATCGGGACATCACCAGCTCGACGTGCGGGTAGGGTGATCCGTCGTCCACCCGGAGATCCCAATCAGGATGTCGGTGCTTCGCGACCGAGATCGCCCGCTCCGACACGTCGATCCCGATATAGCCCGGAAGCTCTGGCGTCCAGTACGTCTCGCCGCAGCCGACGTCAAGCACCGAGCTGACGCTCAGCTCATCAACCAGCGCCAAGATGTCAGGGGCCAGCAGATCGCGCTCGATGTCGCCAGCCCCTTTTCCCGACCGGCTCTGGCCACCCTCCCAAGACCACGTCCGGTAGATCTCGTTGAAGATCTCGCCCAGCCCGCTCATCGAGCGGCCGGGAAGTAGCGATGGACGAGTTCGTCCACGAACGTGAAGCGGACCCCGCCTGCGACCATCCTGTTCCACAAGTCGGCATCAGTCGGTAGCCATCTGGTCAAGCACTCGGGATCATAGCGGTACCCCATGTCGTGGCGGTACAGCTGGCTCCCGTCGGTGAAGTTCATGCCCGACGGTGGCCAGTAGCCGTAGCCCTGACCAGTCGGCGTGATAGCTCGACCGTAGGCGAAGTCGGTGCCCTCTCGGATCACCGCGTCGTACAGCTTCTCGATGTGGTCGTCGGTCCACTCGTCATCGTCATCGAGCGGCGCGACCCAGCCCTCCTTGGCGTGGTCGAGCCCGAAGTTGCGGGCCGCCCAACCCTGCACCGACCAGAAGTTCCCCGGGTCCTTCGGGTAGTCCGGCCGCGGGATGTTCCGGAAGCGGATGGCTGGCTGGGCCTCGAACTGGACGTCCTTCAGCAGGTACTCCAGCTCCTCCAGCTGGCCGCCGACCATGCCGTCGGCGACGATGAGTACCTCGTCCACCTGCATCGTCTGGCGCAGCACCGAGGCCAGCGCGCGCCGCAGGAGCATGTCGTTCCGGTTGTAGGTCGGGATGATCGCCGAGATGGTCATCGCCCGAGCGCCTCCTTGACGCGAGCGATGTCCTCCTTGGCGTTGCCGTTGACCCACGCCTCGAACGCCTTGGCGTCGTGGTCGTAGACCGCCCCGGCGTTGACCCTGCGATAGGACTCGTCCCAGTCCGCCTTGCCGACGGACGGGTGCATGTGCTCGACCACGATATCGGGCATGTAGTACAGGCAGCCGACCTCGTCACCGAGGACCCGCCACGTGTTGTCGAGGTAGAGGTGCTTGGCGCCCGGCAGGGCCATCCAGCCGAGGGTAGTGACGATCTCGGTCGACATGACGATCTGAGTCGGGATGTCACCATCAGGCCGGACCAGATCGTTGCCGTAGACCATGCCGCCACCGCGCTCCATCAGGAGGTCGGTGAAATAGGTGTCCCAGCCGTCGGTCCGGAAGCGGTGATCGTCGCCGATGAAGCCGACGAACCGAGGGCTGAGATTGTCGATGGCCCACCGCACCCCGTGATTGAGCGCGGTGGCCATGTTCCCCGGCGGTGGCAGATGGATGGTTGGGATGTCGAGGGCGAGGTACTCGTCCAGCTTCGCGTCATCATCGTCCACGACGAAGAGGATCTCCGAGGTGGCAAGACGCTTGGTCGAGGCGAATGCCTCATGTGCCTCCCGGGCCGCTTGGGGACGGCCACGGGTGGGACACAACACCACGAGGTCTGACATGGTCAGGTGATCGTCTTGAGGGCCGGGAGGACGATGTTCTGGAACAGGAACACCGCCACGATGGCGATGATGATCAAGGCGGCGCCCCAGATGAGCAGGCCGCCGACAGTGCTAGGGAGCTGCATCCTTTCCCTCCTTCTCGGCATCGAACTGCGCGTCGTTCGATGCCTTCACGGACGCCCACGCCTTCTCGTCCGTCTCCAGCCCTTGGGGGGCGTCGTTGGACTCGCGCACGGCTTCCTTGGCCTGCTCGTCCGAACCGAGCGGCGGATCCTCGTCCGTCATCTTAGGTCTCGTCGTAGCTGTAGTTGACCGTCTCCTGCGTCCAGTTGCCGGGGCCAGCTGTCGAGTCGACCGCGAGCTGGAAGACGCTGTACTGCGTCGTCGCGTTCGTGGCCGAGTAGCTGTTGGTGTCCCAGTTGCCCTTGTTGCCGGACGTGAAGTTGTTGAACGTGGTGTTGGCGATCGTGGACACCGTCGCGACCGGCGTGACACCCGTGATCCTCTGGCCGGTCCAGAACAGGGTGGTCGACGTCATCACGGCGCCGTCGCCCCAGATCTTGAACGCCGTCACGCCATTGGCGGGCGCGGTGTCGAGCTTCAGCTTGAGCCACTTCTCGTAGCTCTGGGTGCCCACGGTGAGTGGGTTCGCCTGACGGTTGGCGAGCGAGTTCGTGGCGTTGTCGGCGCTTTCGAGGTCGACTCCGGTGACAACCGCGGACTCGGTCCCGGCAGCTGACCCGGTGTAAACGCGGACAGACAGTGAGGCTGCCATCAGTTCTCCTTCTTGCCCGAGCTGGGCGGCTTACTGCCCGTTGGCTCGGGCTTCTCCTTGGACTCCATGACCTCCCTCGCGGTCGGCACATCGGAGAGGATGACAACGCCCGTCGGCGTCACGACCATCGGGAGGTCGAAGATCGGCCCCCACGGCTCCAGACCGTCCTTCTTCCGCAGCTCGTTGACGACGCGCGTCGGCATCCCGGCGGTCTGGACTTGCTGGACCTTCGCCTTGGTCTGGGACTCGGCGAGGTTCAGGTTGGTGAAGGTGAACTTGAGGTTGTTCTCAGGCCCACCGAAGTTGTCATCCCAGACGATCTCACGCGTGAAGTAGTCGGCGATGAGGCCGAACGTCGGCCGAACGCCGCGGTCCTCGGTGTTCTCCTGAAGGACGTCGCCGGTCGCGCGGTTGATGTTGGTCGCGGCGTTGAGGTCCAGCTCGCTGAGGCCGAACACGAGCGCCGTCTTGCGGAGCAGGTAGTTCTGCCACTCGATGAACTGCATGTCGCGGTTCGAGTTGCCCGCCCCGCGGAACGGCAGGAACTTCGCCCCGCGCGAGCCGCCGAGGATGGCCATGGCGCCCTTGCCCGCGATCTCCGCCAGCCAGTACGCCTTGAACTTCTCGACCTGATCCGGCCGGACGCCCTCGCCGAGATCGATCATCCCATCTGGCGCCGCCGAGGTGACCTGCCGCGCGTTGTACGCCGAGCCGCCCAGCTCGGCATCGATGGTCAGCTTCAGGACCTCCATCGAGGACAGGCCGACCACCCGGTACGTCGCCGGGCGCGACATGATGTAGGTGAAGTCGTTGTTCTTCCAGTTGGCGACCGGACGCCCGGCGCCCTCCGGGTACCACCAGTAGCGGGCCTCATCGGGCTCGCCGTCCCAATACTTGCTGACCTTGACTTCGCCGCCATCGACGTAGCTCAGCTCGGCGATCTGGCCGCGCAGGTTGCGGACCAGCTCGATCGACCCGGCGTCGAGAACGAGGACGTCTTCGAGGACTGGTTCGAGGAAGCTCCGGAAGCTGTTGAGCCGCGGGTTCGGCGTATCGAACAGGCGCTTGATCTGGGCCTTCAGCGGCTGGCTATACGGAAGGTCGGGGTCGGCTGGCACGATGTCCCACTCGGCGACCGCGACCTGCCCACGCCGGATGTCGATGGCGCCCCGGACCAGCTCCGAGTGCTCGGCCCAGTTTCGGAACAGCCTGACATTGACCTTGCCCTGACGCCCGGCGTCATTAGGCGCGATCGCCGCCTGCGCCGGGACGCGCTGCTCGCGTGCCTCACGCCGTCCAGCGGCCCGCTCGATCGCGGCATCGATTGCTTCGAGGACGATCCCCATCAACGGCCTCCACGGAAGTGGCTCTGGATCACGCGGTCCTGAGCCGCGTTGATGTGGTCGCTCGCCATCTTCCAGTTGGCCTCATCGACCGCCTGCTGATAGGTCATCGTGTGCGTCTTGAGGGTGGCCATCAGGTCGGCCAGATGCGCCGGGATGAGCCGCTTGCCGTCGCGGAACTCGACTTCACGGTGGCTGTCCATTCAGTTTCTCCTCGCCGACGTGAAGCTGAAGTTCCCTCCAGCGAGATCCATCGCGAACCCGAGCGCATCGACCATGTCGTCATGGCCCTTGGGGAAGGTGAGCAGCTCGACCTCGAAGTCGGAACCTTCGAGTGACTCGTGGTGCCACACCTTGTGGCCCTCGTACTTGGCCGCGACCGCCCGCGCTCGCGTGACCTTGTCGGTGTCGGTCTGCTTGCCCTCGATCGGGATCCGCGGGTAGTCCTTCATGACCTCTTGGACGAGAGTCGACTGGAACGCGTTCTTCTCGGTCAGGACGATCGAGATGTTCTGGTGGGCCATGAAGCCGTCGTTGACGAAGGCAGCGTGGCCGGTCTCTCTGCGGTCCCGGTAGACCGCGAGCACGTAGTAGTTGCCGTCCTGATCCTCGGCGACAGTGACGCGGGCCGTGTAGTCGGCCGTCTGTTTCTCCGACGACGCGAGGTCGATCCCCATCCGGACCGTGTAGTGCTTGCCCGGGTCGAGCGCGCTGTAGTGCTGGATGTTCCGACCGAGGAAGACGTTGCCCTCCATGAGGCCGGTGATGTCATTGAGGTAGGCGCAGAAGAAGAACGCCGAGCCCATCTCGAACTTGGTCTGATCGAGCTTGGCGAGCGACCAATAGTCCCACAACGGCACCCGCTCACCGTCGCCGTGCTCCTCGATGTACGCCGGGTTCTTCAGGTACTCCGGCATCTCGGGATCGCCGATCTCGTAGAGCGCCTTCCGGAGCATGAGCTTCCAGCCCTTACCGCCCTTCTCGGGCGGGTCGGTGAGCTTCTGGTAGATGTCGTCCTCGGCCCAGCGGGTGCCGAGCACGATCACGACCCCGTTGGGTGCCAGTGTCGGGAACAGGGTCTTCCAGAACCATTCCTCGACCGCGGCGCGCTGCTCCGGTGTCTTCGAGTTCTCCTCATCGAGGATGTCGTCGCAGAGGATGACGTCGAACCGCTTCGAGGCGATCTGGCCGCCAGCGCCCTGCGCGAACAAGTTGGCGAAGTTCGAGCCGAGCCACCGGCTGTTCTCAAGAAGCCACTGACTGTCGGTCCACTTGGTGATGGATGGCCGGACATCAGGGAAGATGTCCCGGAAGCGCTCGTTGGACTCGATCGTCCAGCGGATCGCCCGGCTGAAGTCCTTGGCGTGGTCCGACGTCTTCGACATCAGGCCGATACGTAGGTGCGGGAACTGGGCGATCAGCCAGCCGACGGTGACCGTGTCGCCCCACGTGGTCTTGGCCGACCCGCGCGGCTCCTCGAAGACGACGTGCTCAGCCTCGTCGGTACCCGCCTTGCTGACGGCGTTGAGGATGGCTCCGACCAACTCGCGATGGTGTGGCGACGGCTTGTAGCCGTAGACGTACTCGCCGTACGCGAGACAGCCTTCGAGAGTCTTCCTCTTAGCCAGTGCCCTCAAGGACGACAAGCGGACCGCGTCCCACTGCGACCGTTGAAGATCCGCGGTCTCCAGCCAAGTCTGCAAGTTCGCGAAGTAGCTCGGCCGGGGCTCCGTCGAGGAGGCCGTCGAAGGTGAAGCTGTGGCTGTCAACGCTGCGACTCTCCGTTCGGTGTGGTGTCGAGCCCGACAGCAGGAGGAACTTGTCGATCATACCCATGAGATCGCGGGCCGAGACCTGCTGCGGACCGAACGTCCCGTCCGCGTTGATACCCACGTCGTTGATGAACCGCCGGACGGCATGGCGCACCGCCAGCAGCAGCTCCTCGTGGATGTCGGCGACGAGCTTCAGACGAGCACCGACGAGCGCGCCGACCTCGCCCTCGGCGAGCTTCGTCTGGAACTTCTCGCGCAGACCGTCCCAGTCCTCGTCGTTCTTCTTCTGGTTGACCGTCGACCAGCTCTTGATCTCGTGCGTCCGGCACAGCTCGCGGATCGAGAGGCCGGGGGTCGAGACGTATTCCTGCCGGAGAGCGACGTAATCGTGCTGGACTCTCATCGTGACTCCAAGAAGCTCTCCGCGATCGTCTGTATCGCCTGTGCGTCGGTCGCCCTGTCATCTTCCCGACACAGCTGGATCGCCTTGTCGAGAGCCTCGGCGGCATCTGGCGGGAGACGATAGACGCGCTCGACCCAGCGCTCAACGGTGCCGCTGCTGCTGGGCTTGGCATTGAACCGCGGGTTATTCCAGTCGACCTTCGGCAGCTCAGCCAGCTCGCCGATCCTGTCCGCACTGAAGGGCAGGACCGCCGCGAGTGCGGACAGTGGCTTGACAGTGACGAGGTCGGTCAGCAGCGCGCCCATCTTCTTCGGGTCGAACGTGCCGCGAGTCTCGTTGAGGACGATGGTCAACTGCTGGGCGACCTCATCGGTGACGACGCCGAGATTGGTGACCGGCAGGGTCTTCAATCCACCGTGGCGCTCCCAGCCTCCGCCCTTCTTGGCCCTGACGCAGTTGCCATGCTCCTGCGCCGCCTTCCAGCGGTGCTCGCCGTCGATGATCTGGTAGTAGATCCCGGCGCCCCAGCCTCCGGCCTTCTCCCTAATCTCGGTCCGGACCGTGACCGGGTCAACGAAGCCGAACTCGTGGATCGACTCGATCGCCTTGCCGTACATCTCCGGGTCCATGGCGTTCGGGTTCCATGGGTTCGGAGCCATCCGGTCGATGTCGACCCACTCGAACGTCGGCTCAGGCACGGCGCGAGATCACCGCAGAGGAGTTCTCGTCGGCCCAGACCCGGACGCAGGAGATGCCTCGATGGTTGAGGGCGAGTCGCTCGTGAAGAGCGAGAGCGACTCCTGCTTGGGTAGGGTGACTGGCGGGGAGCATGTCGTTGATGTGCTCTCGATCGAGTTCAGCGGCGAACTGTTCGACGGCGGCAGCCAGCTCCGGGAGGCCCAGTAGCTCTCCCGTCGCCGGATCCTGACCGACATCGACAGAAACCTCGACGCGCCACCGATGGCCATGCATCCTCCCACACCGAGGGTGACCCTTGACGATGTGCGACGCGCTGAATGACGCCGCCGCGCTGCCGGTGAACTCCATGATCCCTCCGCCCGAAAGAAGAGACGGACCGACCATAGATAGGTCGGCCCGTCCGTTCGGGTTGCCCGGTAAGTGCGAAGCCCACGAAACGCACACCGGGCTGTCGCTGTGCGGTTGTCCAGCGGACTATAGCAGGCGGCGACGCGCCTACAAGGGTCAGATGTTCTCGGCGGCCTCGATCAGGCGCGCCAACGCAACCCGCCGTTCACTGGGATCGCTCTTGTCCTTGTTCTTCTTCCAGTTCAAGGCCGCGGCAAGGAGATCGTTCTCGGCGCTCGTCCGCGTCCTCCCGATAGGGGTGACGATGGTCGGGCGTCCCTTCTCCATCGAGACAACGCGGCCGATGACCATCTTGCTCACGTCT